AACGCCTTACAAATATCGCCACTTTCCCTGATACCACCGTCAGCAATTAGAGCCACATTACTCTGCATACTATATATAGCACGCCGAATATTCATTATGGCAGATAATTGGGGTACACCGTGCCCCGTAACAATACGAGTTGAACAAACACTACCGCCCCCAATACCACATTTTATAGCATGTACACCTGCACTAACTAGCATTTGTGCCCCAGCAGGAGTGGCGACATTGCCCGCTATGATTTGTACATTGTCTTGCGAAAATCCTAGGGCAATCTTGCGAATATGATGATATACAGATTCCATGTGGCCATGTGCAACGTCTACACAAACAATAATGCGATTGATATTATTCTTAAGTAATTCTTCAATTAAATCAATATCACCATTCGCCAATCCAATACTGATAGCTACCACCCCGGTCTTGTTAAAGACGGTTTTTACGTCATCTAACCATTTGTCTTTGGAATCATAAAACCGATGTAATATTCCTAATCCACCCAACTGATGCATAGTAATAGCCATATGGGCCTCGGTTACGGTATCCATATTAGCACTTATAATGGGCGTAGCCATATTCCACCCGGATGTAATTTTGGTAGAAACATTGATTGATTCATCTTTCCTGGATGGTATATCTGAAAACTGGGGTAGTAATAACACATCATCAAATGTTAGCCATTTGTTAGGTGTGTAAGGTATAAAGTTTGCATCTACAAATTTAGACTCCATCGGTTATTCCCATAATAGACTTATAAATATCGTGTACACGATCGTTTTTACTGTCTACGTTTAAATGATCATTTTTAATGACAAATGCACGATTGCCCAACTCACCAATAAAATTAAAGTGGTCGAGTGCGGTTTCACTAACATGACGAGAATTAATAGGATTCCGTGTTAGTTTAATTACATAGGGCGGACTTTCTATGTGTAAGCGATACTTAACCAGTTGGGGCGAATTAAGATTAAACGCCAATATTTCATTGGGAAACCGGGCGTCATCAATTAGAGCGACCGGAACCTTTGTGGCACTAATCCGCCTGATAGTATCATACACCCAACAGTCCGCAAACATTTTACGACATATATTAGACCCAAACACCTGTAGGAGTTCGCGGCCCGTCATATAATCTTTCTTACACTTTACATACTTATGCTTGGCATCTAAATCTATTTTAAGGGCGTCAATCTCCACCTTAGTTAGTGGTAAATCAGACCACGTAATGTGGGTCAGTTCATTCTTTTGTTCGTTGGTTCCCTGAACCTTTCGGGCCTCCACCCCAAAAACATTTATACAAAATCGTTTAAGTGATTCCGCAAATGAAAATCTCTTACATACATCTGGATATTGCGACAGTAAATAATCTACCGAACTGCTTTTACCCGACTGAGACTTACCAGCAAAAATTATGATTTTAGTTGCAGCTTCCATATGTCCTTTCCGCACACACAATACGATCAATATCGGGTGATATATATTTATATATCTCGTCTTGCGACATGTCACCCGGATCATTATATATCCTATCCGATAGGTTTATCAAATTAAAATACAATCTACACGATTTTATTAAATTTTCTAGTCCAGTATTACCACCATCATCAGGATCAAATAGTAATACTACGGTACGTACTCCTATATTTAATAGTAGTTGTCGTTGGTGCTTAGATAACGTATTGCCCATTACCGATACCACATTTTTAATATTACAATCCCATAGTTTCAAAACATCCATCGGCCCCTCAACCAAAATACAGATTCCCGACTGGGAAATATAGGGTTGGGCCATGTTTAATCCTAATAGATAGTTATGTATTAGGGCGTCGGACGGATGATGTAACCATTTTATACTACTATTACGTATAATATTAGTTTTACGGCCAGTAAATCCAACAATATGATCATTGTGTATGATTGGTATACATGCTCTGCCATATAATGACTTTCCCTTTGTTGTACAAAGGAACGCCTTAAATTCCGCAAGTGTTTGATAGGATATACCCCTTTGTAAAAAATAATCTACATTATGATCTACACCATCTAATATGGAAATGGGGTAGTGTATGGATGATTTGGGCGTTGATTTGGTACGTTGTTTAATGTATTTCTTGTTTTTATGGGTGGGATAGAATGTGTCGTTTCGGCTCGATGGATTCACTAAATCCATAATATATCGTGCAGCTTGGGGAAAAGACATTTGTTTGATACCCCTAACCAATCCAATTAAATCAGACCCGTGTGTTTCATGACACTGCTGAGTCCAACACTTCCACACTTTAAGTTTAGGATTATACGAAAACCCATTTTTATTGTCACCCTGATGTATGGGGCAGGGGCACTTAACAGTTCCGTCTGACTTGACATTTAGTCCTAAAGATTCCAATATTAATCTATCGTGCTCATTAGCAATATCAGAATTATATTTCAATTACGTCCTCGTCTGATGTTGGATGCCTGCCCGCCGACCTATTCTCTGTATTAAAATTACCCTCTTGTATTTTACCAATACTTAGATCGGTTATCAGATTAATATATTCGCCCTGGTTCAGTCCCGGCCCAAACCGAGACGCTATAACAGCCATCTTACGATCACCATTAAACGACGGATCGTCTGCAAAATCTTCAGCTGTTTTCTGTCTAATGTACGACAAACTAGAACATAAATGTACTAATCTGTCTGATCCCGCCACCGCACTCTGGTCATTATTATTAATACCATCCCGGTTTAACTGTGCCATTGCCAACATGGGTATATTGTAATGTACGCATACATTATGTAGGTCGGTAATCATCTGGCCCAAATATTGGTATTCTTGGAACTTACCAGTGTCATCCAGATTCATCAACTTAAGATAATCTAGTATAACTAAACAATCGTTAATCTCACCAAATTCATTGAATCCCACATTTTTCATGATCCACCGACGAATAATGGATATCCATTCTTGATGTTTTTTGCCCGATATGTTATAATAATAGAGTGGAAATTCGTCTATGCTCTCACTAAACTTCTTAACTCTCGACGACTTGTCAGAATCTTGCAGAAACAGTCCGGTTTCAATATCGTCAATTTTCACCCCCGTATTCATAGCCATTAGTCGGCCATAAGTAATTTCTTTGGTTAACTCGGTATCTAGATACAAGACTGGAATTTTAAGAGACGCCACATTACTTCCGATTTTCAAAGATATAAAACTCTTGCCGCTCTTACTACGACCGCCGATAATGTGTACGCCCGGCTTTCTTAATCCGCCCCCAATAACCGAATCCCACTTAGGGAATCCGCTGGGCACCCCGCGTGACTTATTATGCTTGCTATTTTCAACTATATTATCAATATAGAGATTAAAGTCGTCCCCTACTTTTGATACGGCGGTTTCCGTAATTAAATTGTGGGTAAACTTTATGATCGGATCTTCTGCTTTAGCAATAATTTGCAGAATGCTTTCTGTACCATCAATGTTAGATAGATTGTTCGCGGCGTCTAGTAATTGTTCTCGTAGTTTTCTGGATAAGGATAATTTGGCCACGGTGGCACAGAATAATTTAACATTATCCGTATTAACTTTATCAAAATTTAGGGCGTTGAGATATTCAAATACCTCATATTCTTCATATAGTTTTGGGTGTTTGTGTTCAATAATAGCACAAACATCAGATATAGTGGGCCGCTCTAAGTGTTTCTCGGTAATCAGATTCGATACAATCGAATATATAATCCTATTCTCGGGCAGATAGAAATCGGTTTCCTTAACAACTTCATCTATATCATAAAACGCATCACTACCATGCTCTAGTAAGCACGATATGATCATACGTTCCGCACTAGCATTATATGGTAACTTACTCAAATATTAAACCTCAGCTTTGCAAGATGGGCACTTATATACTATTGATGATTGACCAGGATTTCCGAACACATGCTTTTTAATATTTTTGTTACCATCAAATTCCTTTTGACAAGACGGGCACTTAGTATTGTGCGGATTATATGGTAGTCTAGTATCTCTAG